CATTTTACCGATGACGGCGACGATGAAATATTCCACCAGGACGCAGAAGCGCTGCAGGCTGCTATTGATGCGGTTAAGCTCAATGAAACTGTTGTCAAAGCCATAAAAGGCGCAATAAAAATTTGCACTCGTGATATCCGCAATGCTGAGGATGATTCAATGAAGGCTATGGAACGTGGAATAAATCTCAGCAATCAGAAAATGAAGCTTGAAGCATTGCTCGGAATTGCAGGCGGTGAGGAAGATGATTGAGCTTGACGACGTTAAGAATGTCGAAACAAAACCTTGTCCACACTGCGATTTTTCTGTGCGGGATATAGGTGAGCGTATGAAGCCGGGTAGCGACCCGTTTATATTGATAAAAGACGAAGGACAGGTTTTCATCGCAACCGATGATTCCAGTTTTGTAATATTACCAATTAACTACTGCCCGATGTGCGGCAGAAATCTGAAACAGGAGGGGGACCGATAAGATGGCAATGACTGACGAATTGAAGCCCTGTCCGTTCTGCGGTGGAGAAGCGGTAACGTCGTTCCAAACGACTGACCCCGAAAACAAATTTGCGTTTGGGTGGATAGGCTGTCAAAAATGCAGATGCTTTATTAACTACATAAACAATGCGAAAGGCTTAAAAGAAGCAGCCGAAGCTTGGAACAGGAGGGCTGACAATGGCTGATATTAAAATTGGCGACAGGGTTATTATGAATAATAAATATCTTGTAAGCGAAAAAGACAAGGGCAAAACTTGGACAGTACGTTCAAATCCGTGGAATTGCTGCGGAACAATCGTTGTACTACTTGAGGGAAAGTCTGGCGGGTATGCGATTGATGGTTTAAATATTATAGAAGGAAAGGAAAATAACAATGGCTGAAAAAGAATACATAGAGCGTGAAGCTGTTATGAAAATAATTGATGATTACGGCTGTACGCACGGCGGTACACTCGGTTCTCACAGCGGCGCTGTTGATGTTGTTGGTAGCGCTATATACAAACTTCCTGCCGCCGATGTTGCGCCTGTAAAGCATGGTCATTGGATACAGATTGACAAGAACAAGTGTGAATGTAGTAATTGTGGCATTATTGTACTAATTGCGGTATATCCGCACGGTGACAAAAATTACTGCCCCACCTGCGGGGCGAAAATGGACGGAGGTGATTAAAATGCGTGAAATTTTGTTCCGAGGAAAAACGCTAAGCGGTAAATGGGTTGAGGGCATATATAGTCCGTACAACTGGGATATAGACCTTGTAAGAGAGAACAAGCCACAAATTATTATTCTTTCTGAAAATAAAGACGACATAGACGACGGTTTATGGTGTGATATTATTCCAGAAACTGCGGGACAGTACACGGGGCTGACAGACAAGAACGGCGTGAAAATCTTCGAGGGGGATATCGTTAAGGGCACTGCATATTCTGCTACAACAATTGGTGTGATTGTTTGGATTGATGAGATTTCAAGCTTTGGTGTGCGCCGTGTCAACGCCCCAAATCCTACCGCTTGGGAAAATTCATCTATTTTGAGATGTGTTTCACTGGGTAAGACAGACGAATTTGCCGCAGAGGTTATTGGCAACATTCACGATAATCCCGAATTGCTGGGAAAGGAGTAAGGATAATGACAGGATTTGTAAATCTTGATGCGGCGTATGATATCGGAACACTAACAGATTGGTATATATCGTCAGTCTCTGATGATTCGCCCGTGTGGACTGACGAACACATTGAGGAACTGTTCAATGATTTTTACGTAATTCCTAAAGATACACCTGCCGCCGATGTTGCGCCAGTGAAGCACGGGCATATCGTGTGGAAAGAATATCACAAAGGCGGTATCAGGAGGAGAAAATGCCTGCAGGAAATTAAATCCGTTTACATCGAGCAGCAAATGCCCTGTAAGCATATTGCCATAATAGACGAAAGATATTTATCCAAAGACCCTTACTGTTCAGAGTGTGGAAAGCTGTTAGGCGAATTTCTGAACTATTGTGGAAACTGCGGGGCGAAGATGGACGGAGGTGAAAATTCGTGAAAACAGAAGAAATCTTACAACATCTCGGCGACCTGAAATCCGAAGCAGAGGGGCATTATACCGATGACGGCGATGATGAAATATTCCACCAGGACGCAGAAGTGCTGCAGGCTGCTATTGATGCAGTTAAACGCAATGAAATCATTGCTGATGCTATAAACAGTGAGATTGCAATCTGCAATCTGGAAATCCGCAAGGTGGATATCGAAAAGGCGAAGGCTGAGGAACGCAGAATGAATTACGGCGACCAAAAGGCAATACTTGTGGAGCTGTTCAGAACGATAAAAGGCGGTGAAGAATAATGTTTCTGGGCGGATTACTGATAGGTTTTATCATCGGTATAACGGTAATTGCGGTTATTGCGTGTGTGATGGCTGCGGGAGATACACCCGTGAAGCATGGCAAATGGTTGAATTTTTACGGAAATTACACTACAGCCGAATGCGATGTATGCGGAGAATGCTTTGAGGTCACTTTTGAGGGTGAAAGCAATAAAATGTTGTTTGACGCATTTAGGCAGTCTTACCGATATTGCCCCAACTGCGGGGCTAAAATGGACGGAGGCAAGAGCGATGAGTGAAACAAGACCGAGTATGCTCAGGTCGTGCAGGGTATGGCTGGAGAGCAGGAGGGATATACCGGGTGACAAGCTGGCGTGTATGACTGCACTTATCGGCAGGGCTGCTGAAAGGGAGACGGTCAGGGTCGGCAGGAATGCCCGGTGCCCTGCCTGCGGAGGAAAGATACCCATGGCATCAAAATTCTGCATGCACTGCGGTCAGCGTGTGAAGATAACGGAGATAGCCGAAAAAAGCGGTCAGCGCCACATGCTCTATTCCACTGCCGAGCTTGAACGTGCCGTAGAGCTTCACCGCTCGGGGCTGACGTGGGCGCAGGTGGGAGCGGAAATGGGGCGCAGCAAGGAGGCTATACGCTCCTCGGCAAGCAGGTATATGAGGATAAAGGCGGCGCAGACGCAGCGATAAAGCAGACAAAAAAATCCCCGCAGACACATAAAGCATCTGCGGGGAAAAGCGCATCAGGCAAGGTGCAATTTTTCTTTGAGGGCTTCCTGCAAAACGGCGGAGAAGTTTATATTTGCCTGTTCGGCTTTTTCGTTCAGCCATGACGGAATAGTGCAGTTTTTCTTGACACTGCGGTTATCGAGCATACGGCGGTAAGCGTCGGGGTCTGCATCGACAAGGGTCTTGATCTCATTTGCGGCACAGTTAAGTGCGGTGATATCCGAGGGAGCGGGAAGCTCACGCTTGTCATCTTCATAGGTCACGCAAAGAAGGTTTATGGCATCTCTTGCCATTTCAATGGCTTCGGGAACGGTCTCACCGAAAGTGTTATTATCGAAGTCGGGGATAGTTACAAGGTAGCCGCTTCCGTCATCGCATTTGGTGAGTATTACAGGATAACAGGTTTTCATATGGTCAGCACTCCTTTTGGTATATTGGAAAACAGCTTTTTGGGGAGCTTTGCTCCCCGTTCGCTATTTTAGGTTTCTGCGTTTGATTATTGCTTTTGCGAGGTTCTCGTTGATCTCGGCGTGTCTCGGTATTGCCTCAGCTTCCTTGCCTTTGGTGTAAACATCGTGATTTCCGCCGCATCTTCTGAACTCCCAGCCGTTCTTTTCAAGAAGCTTTATCAATTCCCGCCTTTTCATTTTCTCCCTCCTTCTATTATATATTATACGCCTTTTATGCGTATTTGTCAATAGATGGGAAAGAAAATGATGTATAATATTATATGCGTATTTTGTACGCATTACACAAAATGAAAGGAGTACACGAAAAATGAATGTTATGATAGGTTTTGAAAACGGAGAAAAAGTTGAGCTTTCCGACTGCTCAAAGTTTGAGGTACAGGCAGGCGGTGAGCTTTGCACTATATGGCGTGAAAGCGGCAAAGTCGTTCTGAACTTCCGCAAGGTGCTTTACATCGGCGAGAATATTGCGCTTGGCGACACAGAAAAGAAAAGAACTGCGGCAGGCAGGAAATGATACGAGGTGATGAAATGGCATGAAATACGTAAAACGGTACTGTGACAAGATACTTGGCGAGGAAATTCGCAGCTGCGAGGAACAGAAGCAGTTGTGCAGGCTGGTTCTGCGTGCCTTTGAGGAAGAGGACATACACATTGACGAGCTGAGTGTTGATAAATATTTTGGCTTGCAGAAATATTTCAGATATGAGCTTTTTGACTGGGAGAAATTCTGCTTTGTGCTCCACTGCTGCACATACCGTGCGGACGGAATGCCGAGGTGGCCCGATATGTTGGGATACATGGGGCGTGGGTCGGGAAAGAACGGGTATGTGAGCTTTGAAGATTTTGCGCTTCTTTCCCCCGCAAACGGCATAAGGAATTACAACATACAGTCCTTTGCGGCGGCCGAGGACAACGCCAAGACCAGTTTTGAGGAGGTGCGCAACGATGTTCTGGAAGAGCACAAGTCCAAGCTTTCACGCTTTTATTCCTGGAACATGGAGAAGATAACCTGCACAAAGACGAAGAGCGTATGGACATACCACACGTCAGCCCCAAAGACCAAGGACGGCGGACGGCCGGGAAAGGTGAATTTTGACGAGATACACGTTTTTGAAAATTCCGACCTGATAGACGTTGCGGAGGGCGGCCTCGGCAAGGTGCGTGACCCCCGAAAGCTGTACACAAGCACAGACGGAGAGGTGAGGGACGGTGTACTTGACGCAAAAAAGGAAGTGGCGAGGGCTATACTCAGAGGAGACCGCCCCGACAACGGATTTTTGCCCTTTATGTGCCACATGGAGCTTTCGGAGATAGATGACCCCGACAACTGGATAATGGCGGTGCCCAGCCTTGACGAGTTTCCTGTGCTGAGGGAGCAGATGATGCGTGACTACATAGAGTACAAGGAAGATCCTATACGCAAGAGGGCATTTGCGGTAAAGCGCTGCAACTGCCCTGACGGTGTACGTGAGGGAGCGGTGACGGGCTGGGAGAACATACAAGCCTGCTGCCGTGGGGCTATGCCCTCGGAGATACCTGAGGTATTGAAGCGCCCATGTGTCATTGCGGTGGACTACAGCCTTGTAGATGACTTTATGTCGGCGGTGATCGTAAATCTTATTGACGGGATATATTACGTAAGGCAGAAAACATGGATATGCGAGCAGAGCCGTGACCTGCCCAGGATAAACTTTCCGTACATGGAGGCTGTTGCCCGTGGGGAAGCTGAGATGGTCAAGGGTTCGGAGATAGGCTCGGAGCTTCCGTTTCTGTGGATAAAGGAAGAGACAAAAAATCAGAGAGTGCTTGCGGGAGCGGCGGACAGCTACAGATTTCCCTACATGAAGAGGAACGCTGAACAGATACTGGGCATAACGGGAGAGGCGAGAAAGGCGGCAAACCATTACGGAGAAGACACGGGGCATATATATTTTACCCGTCCCTCTGACCTTGCAAAGGCTGCACCCGACATCACCCTCGACCTCAACAGGCGTATGTTTTACTGCGGTGACAGCATGATAATGCGCTGGTACCTAAACAACGTAAAGCGTGTGGTGGATAGCAAGGGCAACACGACCTTTGAGAAGATAGAGGGCAAGAGCCGAAAGACTGATGGTGCTATGGCACTGTTTGCGGCTATGACCGTTGCGCCCATGCTTGAAAAATACGATAAGAAAAAAAGTTCGGGCATAGTACTCCCGAAGCTGAAAATATACAGATAGGAGGCTGTAAGGTGAGCAAAAAGTTGACAGGTGCGGCGGCGTACTTTTCGCAGCTTGATATTACCGCAGTATCTTTGTGTGGTAAAATCAGAATAAAGATATGCACCAAGAATGAGCTGGATATGCTGATGAACGGCGAATTGCAGTCAACTGCAATATTCGGAGAGATGCTGAAAAAATATTCGGGTAATGCCCCTGACAATATGCCCGAAGCGGAGCTGAGCAGGCTCATGGGGGTATATATCGACGGCATTACGAAGATAATTGAGGACTGGGGGGAATATCTCAAAGTTCCCGAAAGCTCATTCCCTCTTGAAAATTCTCTTCCGGAATGCTCATTTCCTGCTTCAACTCTTCCGGAAAAGCTTGTTGCGGAATACACGGGGCTGAGTATCCTCCGGGTCGGCGATCTTGATTATCTGCTGTACAGGCTGTATCTTGCCGATGCGGTGAAATACAATCTCGGCAGGACGGAAAAGGGCATTGATTATCTTAATGCGGCGCATCTGGAGATGTTTTCGGAATATGACCGCAGTGCGTTTCTTTCGGGCGGTGCGAAAATAACGGTGAAAAGGTGATGTTATGGCGAACTGGGGAAGGACGGGTCTTACCAAAGCCGATGACGGAAATGTTGAGATAGACCTTGTGGGCGCTTACACGACATTTACGGCAGAGATACAGAATGAGATAGAGACGATAATCAGGCGGCTGGGCCGTGAGATGCAGGCAGAGCTTGAGGAAAAATCGCCTGACGGTGAATTCTTAGAGAAGAAATACAAGGGCAAAAGATACCGATACAGCCGCAGAAAGTACGGTGCAAGCCCCGGAAGCTACAAGCACGGCTGGAAGGTAAAGTTCAGCGACAGGAAAAAGGGCATGGGAGGAAGGATAGCAGCCACAGCATACCAGAAGGGAGAGGACTACAGGCTTGTTCATCTTCTGGAGTTCGGGCACAGAATGCCCAATGGCGGAACGTTTGGGGGAAATCCCATAGTTTCGCAGATACAGGAAAAATACAGGCAGAAGGTCTATGAAGAGATACGGCGGCTGTTATCCAAGTGAAAGGGAGGCGGTAAAATGAACGAAGAGAGTATTTCAAAGCTTACTGACAGCTTTTTTGCAAGAATGAGGCTGCCCGATGAAATGCGGAGTGACCCCGAGGAAAGGGAGCTTATGAAGGGATATATCCTTGAAGGCAGGAAGAAGCTTGACCTTATCGCCTGCGGGAAAAGCGTTGATTACGAAAAGGACGAATATGCGGGAGGACTTTTGTACAACTACTGCTTTTACGCACGGAATGACTGCTGCGAGAAATTCTCATCGGCATACAGGAGTGACCTTATCGCCCTGAGGAACATGGCAGTTGCAGGCAAGCTTGAACTTGAAGCTGAGGAAGGGAGTGAGGACGCTGCGCAGGATCAATAACACTCTCGCCTCCGAGCATTTTTCCGACGGGATAGCGTATCTCTATCAGCTGCGCAGTGACGGAGAGCCTGACGAAGGTTCACGGATAAGGCGATTTTTCGGGGAGCGGAACATCACCTACAAACGCATTGCGGAGGCAAGGCAGATCATGACGGAATACAGCCGCATAATCGGCATTCCGCTGACCGCACAGGGAGCGTATGCGAACATACGCTGCGCCCGCATCGGCGACAGGCTGTACAGGGTGGAGACGGTTCAGGAGATATTCACTGCTGTGCCTCCCGTGGCTGTGATGGCACTGTCTGACTGGGATATTGATACGAGAAGGTAAAGGAGGCGGTCGGAATGGGACTTAAAGAGCTGCTGGGTTCGGTATTCGGCACAAAGACTGCCGACCCCGTAAGGACGGAAGTAACCGTAGCGGGCGGCGGCACGTATGTGCCTGCGGACATGAACGCTCAGCTTAAGAGACTGGCGTGGAACATATGTGTTGACTACATTGCTTCGGCTGTGGCAAAATGCGAGTTCCGCACGTTCCTTGAAGGCAAGGAAGTGAGAGGCGAGGAATATTACCTGTGGAATGTAGCGCCCAATGCCAACCAGACCTCAACAGAGTTCTGGCGGGAGGTGATATTCAGGCTCTACAGAGACAAGGAGGCGCTTATCGTTCCCGTGGGCGGCTCGCTTATAATCGCCGAACATTTCTCCAAGGAAGAGCTGGCTATTGCTCCGACAATATTCACGAACATCGGCAGAGGGACGCTGAGCCTTTGGCAGACGTTCACAAGCGAGACAGCTATATATTTATCCCTGCCGGGAGATGTTGCTCCGGGGCCGCTTGTGTCGGGAGTGACTGACATTCTGGAAGGCACGCTTTCCGAGGCGGTGGATAAGTATAATCACGAGGGCGGAGAAAAAGGAACATTTGAATATGACGCTGACCGCATGGGTGACGATGATTACAACAACGCTGTAAATCAGGCGCTCAATGAGGATTTCAAAAACTATTTTGCGGCAAAATCCGCAGTGATGCCGTTATATGCGGGCACAAAATATAACCAGTACACCAACAGCTCGGGCCAGAAAACTTCCATTGTGGGGGATATAAATTCCATCATACGGCAGTCGATAGAGGTAACGGCGCAGAGCATGAAGATACCGCCTGCGCTTGTGCTGGGAGAGGTGGCGGACACAAAGACAGCGGTGGATAATATGCTGACATTCTGCGCTGACCCTTTGCTTGATATGATAACGGAAAGCATTAACTTTGTGCGATACGGCAAAGAAGTGCTCAACGGTTCATACATACAGGCGGACACCAGCTGCATAAAGCATCTTGATGCGCTGAGCATCGCAGGAGACCTGGACAAGCTGAAATCCGCAGGGCTGTTCAGCACCAATGAGATAAGACGCAAGGTAGGAGAGCCACGCATCAACAAGCCATGGGCTGACGAATACAGCCTGACCAAAAACTATGAGAATATACCCGGGTCGGGCGCATCGTCCGATGACGGCAACAACGGAAAGGAAGAGGAAAAATGAGGATAGACGGCAGAATAATGCAGACGGCGGAAAACAAAAAGGGCGTTATTTACATTTACGACGAAATAAAGAACGACAGCTACGACTGGTGGAACGGTGCTGTAATTGTCTCGGAGACCTCGGAGAAGTTTATCAGAGACCGTCTGGCAGAGTTTGAGGGAGTTTCACAGCTTGATATCCACATTTCCTCCTGCGGCGGCTCGGTGAAGGTGGCTATGGGGCTGTACTCCCAGATAAAGGCTTTTGCCTGCCCCAAGAAAACAGCATACATCGACGGAATGGCGGCAAGCGCCGCCACTGTTGTGGCAATGGCTGCCGATGAGGTAATAATGCCTATGGCGGGGCTGATGATGATACACGATGCCTGGATAAGCGGCACATCGGGCAATGCAGAGGAGCTGAGAAAGACTGCGGACGACCTGGACGTGATAACATCGGCAAGCAGGACGGCGTATTTACAGCATTCGGGCGGCAAGATATCCGAGGAAGAGCTTACTACCCTTATGAGGGCGGAAGCGTGGCTCACGGCAGAGCAGTGCAGAAAGTACGGACTTTGCGACAGGATATCCGATGAAAAGGCAAATGATGACGGAGAAGCCAAGCAGGCATTACGTTCCGCATTCCCTGCTTTCATGAACACGGGGGCGTGGGTATCGAGGATAGAAGCAAGGCTGTGCGCCATTGAAAATGCGGTATGCGGAAAGGCTCATGATGAAGCCGAGGACAGTGCTCCCGAAAACGGTAAGGGAGCGGAGCAGGAAGAAAAGCCCGGGGCTGTTATGAGCAGAGAGGATATGCTTGCAAGCATAATCGGGATATTTGGCAGAGAATAGTCCCTAAAAGTTGGTATTAAGGGTGCGTGGGTTTATGTTATTCTTGAAATAAAGAGGCGCACGCACCGTGGCGCATAATGAAGGAGGAGATCAGAATGGGTGCAGAGAAATCAAGAGACCTTATTAAGCTTGACAAGGAAAAAATGAGCGAGAAGCTTTCCGTTGCCATGAAGTCGGAGAACACCGAAGAGGCTGCAAAGGCCATGACCGAATTTGCTGACATGATACAGCAGAGCATTATCAGCGAGGCACGTGCCCTTAATGCAGAGAGTGCGGCGGACAAGAGCATTCTTGCGGCAAGAGGCGTAAGACAGCTTACAAGCACCGAGCAGAAGTATTTTGAGCAGGCCATTGAGGCTATGAAGGGTGATAATGTAAAGCAGGCGCTGACCAATATTGAGGTGGCAATGCCCATTACCTACATTGACAGCGTTTTTGACGAGCTTGTGCAGGAGCACCCTCTCCTGGCGGCTATCACATTTGTGAACACCAGCGGCTCTGTAAAGATGATCGTAAACAAGGGCGGTATCCAGCTGGCGGTATGGGGCAAGCTCACCGACTCCTACAAGACCGAGCTTTCAGGCTCCATTGAGGAGATAGATGCGGGACTTTACAAGTTACAGGCATTTATCCCTGTTGCAAAGGCTATGCTTGACCTGGGCCCTGCATGGCTCGACAAATACATTCGCACTATCCTCTCGGAAGCACTTTTCTTTGGCATTGAGAAGGCGATCATTTCCGGAACGGGCAAGGACGAGCCTATAGGCATCAACCGTGTTGTAGGCAGCACTTCCAGCGTTTCCGCAGGAGTTTACTCCGAAAAGGAAGCTATCAAGGTAACAAGCTTTGAGCCTGCATCTTACGGTGCTCTTTGCTCACGCCTGGCGACAAACTCCGAAAGCGGACTTTCAAGAACGGTAACAGGGCTTATTCTTATTGTAAATCCTGTGGATTACCTCAAGGTCATCATGCCTGCCACAACTATGCTCACACCCTCGGGCGTATATGTGCGTGACATTTTCCCTGTGCCCACACAGGTTATCCAGTCACAGGAATGCGCACAGGGCAAGGCATATCTCGGAATGGCAAAGCGTTACTTCATGGCTCTGGGGTCTGCAAAAAACGGCAAGATCGAGTATGATGACAGCGTGCAGTTTATGGAGGACAACCGTGTATATGCCATCAAGATGTACGGCAACGGTATGCCCCTTGACAACAACGGCTTCATCACCCTTGACATTTCGGAACTCAAGCCTCTCAGATACAATGTCACCACGCTTACCGAGACCCTTGACAAGCTGACAGGGAGCGTTACCACCGAAGATAACACATAAAGGGAGAGGTAAGGCATGGCAAGCTATGTGATGGACAATGTCGCCGCTGAGGAGATAGTAAAGCTTATCGGCGATGTGCTCGGGATCCCTGCGGCTGAGGAATTTTATACAAAGACCGAGGCGCCTTATGCGGCAGTGCTTACGCCCGCCGCAAGGGTCTCGGCTCCCGATATGGGAAGATATTACGCAAGGACCCAGAGATACAGGATAGAGCTGTACACCAAGACAAAGGCGGACACTCTCAGAGAGAGGTTCAAGGACCTTATTTACAGCACTATCCCTGCAGGGGAGTTTGATGAAGAGGAAGTAAGCTACTCCTCTGACCGTCTCTATCTGACAGCAATAGAGTTTGAGATCATGGAATAGGAGTGATAACATGAGCGAACAGGTTACTACACGAGTTTTCAAAGGATCGGGATACATATTTGCAAGAAAGCACAGCGCATCTGTATCGTTTCCCAAGGTGGCAGATATGGCCTCGATGACGAAGGTAGAGGCGGAAGCTATTGACGCATATATCCGTGCTCTTGCGGTGGCGGACAACGAGCTGGGATATCTTAAAAACGGCATTACTATTACCGAGACCCTTACGCCCCTGGAAGATCAGGATGACATGGGCCGCCTTAAGGTGGCAGATATCCAGGATGAAAAGGGCAATGCGGCATTTGCACTCTTTAATGCCAATGCAAAGACCATCTCGAAGATCCACCCTCTGGCAAAGGCGGCAGAAAACACAGAAGCGGGCATAAAGCTCACGAACCTGGGCGGTATTGCCAACAAGGACGATTCGGCTTACGATATCCTTTTTGTACACCCCGATACCGAGCTGGGCGATATCTGTGTTTATACCCTGGGCAAGAATATTTCGGGACTTACGCTGCAGTTCCAGCCCAACCAGGTAACGCCTCTGAACTGCACCTATGCGGCTCAGGCTATTGACACAACAGGCGTTCTGTACAAGGTGAGCGAGCACATGGCGGGCAAGCCCATATATGAGCCGGGCAAAGATCAGGGCTGATAAGGAAATAAATTTATGTAAAGCGGGAGGGACAGGCACATTCATTGCGGCTGTCCCTTTTTTGACACAGGGAGGCACGTATGGGAAAATTCGGCTTTACTGCGGTGATAGGTGCCGACTATTCGGCGCTCAACAACGCCATGAAGGAGATGGACAGCAGCTCCAAGAAGCTCAACTCGGAGCTTAAGCAGATAAACAGCGCTCTTAAGCTTGACCCCGAAAATGCTGTGCTTGCGGCGCAGAAGCTTGAAGTCATGGGCGATGCCGCAAAGGAAGCGCAGAAAAAAATCGAAAAGCTGGAATCCCAGCAGGAAGCTATGAACAAGGCTCTGCAGAACGGGGATATAAGCGCTGAGTATTACAGGGAGTATCAGAGGGAGATCGAAAAGGCCGAAAGGACTGTAAGAGAGTTTACAAAGGCACAGAATGAGGCTCAAAAGGCGGCAGAGGACTCGGCGCAGGCTCAGCAGAATAGTGCGCAGGCAACGGCAGAATCTGATAATACGCTATCCGGCTGGGGCGAAACCATGAAGGGCATACTTGCCTCCAAAGCAGTGACCATTCTGGCGGACGGCATTATGCAGGCTGCTGAATCACTGATTGAGCTTGGCAAAAGCTCTGTGACTGCATATGGTGAGCTTGAACAGAACCTGGGCGGCGCTGATGCCGTTTTCGGGAAATATTCGGAGAGCATCAAAAGTTCTGCAGAAGATGCGTACAGGGTAATGGGTACCTCGCAGTCCGAATATCTTGCGACTGCGAACAAAATGGGAGCTTTATTTCAGGGCTCGGGAGTTGACCAGCAGAGATCACTCGAACTGACAGCACAGGCAATGCAGAGAGCGGCAGATATGGCATCTGTTATGGGTATTGAAACCTCTGCGGCATTGGAGGCAGTGACGGGAGCGGCAAAAGGCAACTACACCATGATGGATAATCTGGGTGTTGCCATGAACGCAACCACACTAAAGGCATATGCGTTGTCAAAGGGATTAGATGTTACTTGGGACAGTGCCTCTAACGCTGAAAAAGCTGAAATAGCCATGCAGTATTTCTTTGAAAACACCGAGCAGTATGCGGGCAACTTTGAGCGTGAGGCACGTGAAACGGTAAGCGGTTCTATCGGCTTGCTTACGGCTTCTGTGGAAAGCCTTATGGCAGGGCTGGGAAATCCCGAAGCGGACATAATCAATCTTACGCAGAATGTTATTGATGCTTTTAACGCTGTTTCGGACAATGTTACCCCCGTGCTTGATACTATTGCGCTTGCTCTTCCGCAGGTGGCGGATAATCTTGTGGATGCACTGCCGGATGTGCTTCCGGGAATTGCGGAAACAGCCGGAAAAATAGGCGAAACTCTTCTGAACGGACTTCTGGATAATCTACCGGAGATGACGGAGACCGCAGTACAGCTCATTGCTGACTTTGCGCAGAGTATTGTCAGCGCTCTTCCAGAGCTTGCGGAAGCTGCTGCTGAGATGATATCGGTACTGGCAAACGGATTATCGGAGGCTCTGCCCGAGCTTATTCCTGCGGCTGTGGAAGCAGTAATAAAAGTTACAGAAGCGCTTATTGACAATGCACCTCTTATGGTAGATGCGGCTATACAGCTTATAGAGGCGCTTGCAGAAGGGCTGGCAAAGTCGATACCCCAGCTTTTGCAGGAAGCTCCTGTTATTATCACAAAGCTTATAGAAGCACTTGCAGAAGTGGTTCCGGCTCTTATTTGGGAAGTTCCGAACGCTATTGCACAGGGTATAATAGACGGATTGACCACATATGACTGGCAGGCTGGCGCAGATGCGGCTATGTCTGGTCTTGGGGTTGCCATTGCACAGGCAAGCGGATATGTGACCGCAGGCTCTCAGGAAGAAGCGGACGCACGGCTTGATGCTGCTCTGAAAGAGCTTGAAGAAAAGCGTGGTCAGATACCCGAGAAGTACAGGCAGATACAGGAAGAGCTTAAAAAGGGAGCGGAAGAGACTGCCGACAAGCTGGCGGACACAAGCACCGAGATAGCTGAGGCGGCAGGGACTGCGGCTGATGTTGGTGTTTCGGAGACAAAGAGCGAAAATGGCGGCGATGAAAGCGGTGTAAATCAGAAGTCTGATATGCTCGACAAGGAGCTTGAAGAGCTTGAACACAAGTACAAGACCCACAAGGTAACGGAAGAGCAATACTGGGCTGAGAGAAAAAGCACTCTTGAAAAATACCGTGATGATGACAGTGAGGAATGGAATGCTCTATACGACAAAGTAACTGAGCATTATACCAAGCTTGCGGAGGCTGAGAAAAAGGCAAAGGAAGCGGCTTTGAAAGAAGATACCGCCGAGGCCAAGAAGCGATTTGATGCGCTGTACTCTCAGCTCAGCGACGAGAAGATCACACGGGAGCAGTTCAATGATGAATATGCTGCCCTTACGGAAGAGCTTGCAAAAAAGCAAATAGACATCTCGGAATATGCTTCCGATAAGATAGCATCTTATGACGAGAAAGTCCGCAAGGAGGAAATGACCGTCTGGGAGAAAGCTTCAAAGGAAATAACGGACAAAATAACCAAGACCTATGAAAATGTCACACAGGCATATGAAAAGGCGAAAAGTCAGCTTATTTCTTCGGCAAAGCTCATTGACCAAAAGGTCACGGACACATCGGGAGCAGACAGATATATCCTTACGGACTTTGAGAAAAAGCGCAAGGAACTTGCAAAATACCGCAAGGACCTGGAAAAGCTCAAAGAGACGGGCATTTCCGACGACCTTATGGAGCAGGTAATGAGCCTGAGCTATGACAGCGGAGAACGCCAGGGATATATTTCCGAACTGCTGAAAATGAGTGACAGCCAGAGGAAAAAATATTATAAGGACGTTGATGCGTTTTATGCCGATGCTGGCAAGACTGCCGCATTCGAGGTGCAGGACGATCTCACCGAGGCGGACAGGATAGCCAAAGAGGGCATTGAAAGCATATATGGCAGTATGCCTGCCGACGCATATCAGAAGGGCGTTGAAACGGCGCAGGCGTATATTGACGGCATCAACAAGACCATGGCGGACGCTGATGCGCTCAGGTCCATGGGCTCGGATTTCGGGGAGCGGAGCCAGAACAGCAAAATGCAGTCGGCTGCATCGGGAAGCTCGGGCAGCACCTATTCGCCGTCGGGCACGGCACAGGGCGGCAAGAGCAGCTTCTACAGCGGAGATATGCAGATCACAATAAATGTAGCCGGCAAGCAGGCTATCAAGTGCACGCTTGACGAGCTTATCCGCAAGGGCAGACTGGCTGACAGCAGGAGGTGAAAAGTGTGTCAAAGGAATTTAATGGCGGATACACTATCAAGATAAACGGTACGGAGTGGGAGCTGCTGAACGGATACTCTCCGTCCTGGGCTGAGGAAGAGGCCGAGAACTTTAAAAACTATGACTTTTCGGATTTTACTCAGTTAAAGGGTGTTCGCTTCTCGGCGGCGTTCAAGGTGGGAAATCTTTCGGAAGAGGATAAAAGCGCTCTGCTTGATCTTCTGGCTCCACGCCTGGTGAGCATAGAGTGTCCCGATTACAAGGGAAATGTAAAAATAAGCGGCGTATCGGCTGAGCTTATCGCCGCAAAAAGTCTCGGAAAATGGTATTCGGTATCTTTCAATGCCGCCGCAGTTGCGCTCACGCCTCTCGGCGGCGGGCTTTAGCCTGGTACTTACTGCGGGAGGCACTGAGGTCGCCAGGTTCGGCAATATCACTGTGACAAAGGCTGTTGACGGGCTGGGAACGTCGGGGATATGCACATCTCAGCTGACATTTGCCACACCTGCCCCGTTTAATGCGTACAGGGCGGCGGAGGTGGTGCTTACGGGCGTTTCGGGCGTAGGAAAATACTATATTGACAGCAGGTCGCAAAGCGGCGGCGTGGTGACGGTGACGTGCCTTGACCGCATGGCTTTTTCCGATGAGGATTTCCCATATGCTTCCATAGACAGCTCGGTGCCTAAGAATGTTCCCATAAACACCGTAATGGACCTTATCGTACGGACTGTAGGAGAGCTTACCGGGTGGGGCGGCATTCCCTCATGGCTTACGTCTATTTCCAGGACTGAGCTTCAAGGGACTTGTTCCGATATCCTTACAAAGATATCGGAGGCGTGCTGTGGCGTATTCTACATAACAGATGAGCAGAACCTGCAGTTCCTTCCTTACGGCAATACCTCCGGGCAGGTGAACGCAGACGTACACACGGCGCTTGACGTTGGCTGTGAATTTACGGCGGCTGGCATCAAATGCACTGACGGTGACGGAAATGTCATCACAAGAGGCGACGCTTCAAGGAAGTACGACAGCATTTGCATATCCTCCGAGCTTATCACTGACAGCGGCTGCGAGGAGATATGGGGGCGTGCCGAAAACTACACTCATACCGCATATTCCTGTCAAAGGTGCAGGCTTGACGGTATCCCGCCTACGGGTGGAACGGTGAATTTTGCAGGGAGCGGCATCATGCGTGCAGGATCTGTTACGGCAAGTATCAGCAAGGCGGGGATATTTGCGGAGGTGAGCAATCCCGAGCCGTCGGATTCCGAGATAGGCATGAGGGGACGCAATCTGCGTGAGAGCGACAGCAAGGTAAGGTATGGACGCAGCGGTGCCATGATGTTCACAAAATATCAGGGTGTCGTGATGGTGGACGGAGAGGAGACGGTAAACAGTGGCTGATAACGACGGATATCCTTTCGTGTCCTATGGCGATGGGCTTTTCCGCAGCGGTGGGGATATATACTGTAAATACCCTTGTCTGTCATTTGAGCGCATTGACGGTGAAACATCGGGCAAGGCGATATATGAATATGGACCGTACATTATCACGGTGACGTATGATATTGACGGCGGGAAAAGAAAGAATGCGCACTGGACACGGGTTTACAAGGAGGCGGGAACATGATATTAGGCGGAGGACTTATCACGCAGGCGTTGGCGGGTGGGGGAAGCTCGGGCGGCAAGGTCAAGCCGCTGAGTGTCACGAAAAACGGCACATACAATGTTTCAGACGCTGAAAAAGCGGAGGGGTATGTGGGATTTGCGCCTGTGACGGTTGATGTGCCGCAGCAGGGCGGAGGTGATGGACTGTCTGCACAAACGGTGGCGAGTTTTCCGTCTGTTGCGGCAATTACATTCGGGGAATATGAGTTTTCCGTGCGAAAGCGCAGCATATCCGCCTTATGGGGAGGGCAACCTGTTTATCCGCCTTTTACTGTACCTGATGATGGTGCTGTTCAAACAGGCATATATCACAAAGTATATGCCGAATATTATCGACTGCTGTGTAAAAACGGGGTTCCGATTATAGGCGCATATCACGGAAGAGATACTTCAACGGAAAGTTTCTATAAAAATTCTCAAACGGAATATAAAGCCCAGACTATTACCAGCCAAATTACAAGCACATCAATTACGACATTTTCCACCGTGGACTTGTGCAGAGATGGCGGACGTGTAAGCATAGTCCAGCCGTATCAGCAAATTACAGAACGATTTTCACCATCAGGAGAGATAATAAGTTCTCAGACAAAATATCATACCAATTCACCATATGTTTTGGTGTTTCCATTCAGTAGTGAAAACATGGTATTTACAAACACTGATTTAACGGCTGACGAATTGATGACTATCAATCAAGATGTCGCAGAAGTGTTCTATAATACGTATTGTACTGAAACAGAATCTGAAAATTAAAGGAGTGAATAATTATGTCAGAAACAAACATCGGTGATATTACCATCGACATCACCCTCAAGGACGTGATAAACACTATCAACGTCCTAAACGTCGCTACTCCGGTAATTATCCCGGATGAGTACGACATCGAAACCACAGGCACAGTGCTGCCTAAGAGGCTGCCTCGCTTTGCATGGGTCAAGAATTTGGGCAAGGACGCTCAGGTCATGCTCAATGGCAATGTTGACTCTGAGGTGGACAGCAACTATCTGACTATCGCAGCGGGCGATGCAATTCGTATCCCTATTCGCAGCGGGCAGAATAAGTTCTATCTCAAAGGCCCTTCTACGTTTGGCATTATCCTGACCGACGACGGAGCCAGCCCTTTTAAGTTAGCTCAGAAATCTTCCTCCGGTTCTGGGCTGGTTACAGGAGGAATTGCATTCGAGGGCATACTTCTCCCGATTTATGCGGTGGGAGAATTGATTGAAGAAGCCGACACGGAGGTGGTTGGGTAATGGGAGAGTTAAAAATGTATCAGCCCACTAAGGGCATGGCAGCGGCAGACAGGACAAAGGCAGGCTATGCGGCGGTCATCAAGGAGTTAAGTTCTAATGGAAGGAGAGAATTAAAATGGGAAAACTCTACAGATATCAGCCCACATTGGGCATGAGCAAAGAGGAGCGCACGGAGGCAAATTATATTACTAAAATTCTGGGCTGGCTCCACTCGGCAGAAGACTTGCTCACGACGGTCACAAGCATATCTTATACCGAAAAGGGCTGTATGCTTACACCCCTTGCCGAAAACATCAACGGCAAGCCGATCGCAATCGAAGTGTCGGGTTCTAATATCACTTATTCGACTAAAACTGGCAACGCATCTCCAGCTTGGTCAACAGGTGCAATCTCGCTTACTAACGACCCGTTTCTGTATATCGCATCTGATACTGATGGGGTCAGCGTCGGAGGCGGAACCACTCCGTGGATGATGGGCATTTATATGGGGCACCTGTTTGACGGTACCGAGATTGGCATCGAGGTAGATACCAGTGGTTCGGACTTGATTTGGTTCACCGGAAACGGCACTAAAAGCGGCAGCTCTCAGTATTATGGAAAAGAAGCTATGGGATATTTCGCTTCGTATTGCGTTAAACCTTTTACATTCGCCGCTTCGGGCGTGATAACAAATCACATCGTGTCGCTTGATGGTGGAATACAGAGCCCCTCCAGAGGCAGTGTATTCACTATCAATGAAGATACATATATAGGCATAATTGGTAATTATGCGCTCAAAGTATAAGGGGGGATGAAAATGTCAGCAAAAACAAACTACGGTCTGGTCGCATACGCCAAAGCTCAGTTAGGTCTTCCCTACTGGTATGGCACATTCGGTCAGATTGGAACGGAAGCCCTGTACACTTCCAAGAAGAAACAGTGGCCTAAGTTCTATAAATGGGAATGGACTGCTTACAACAACTTCTCTTCCCAGTACGGCAAAAGGGTCCATGATTGTGTAGGGCTCATCAAGGGCTACCTCTGGAGCAAGACACCTACCTCGACACCCAAATACAACAGTGCTCAGGACGTGTCCGCAAATATGATGCGGGCAAATTGCAGGGAACGTGGTGCTATCGCAACCATGCCTGACACACCCGGTGTACTGGTCTTTATGTCGGGTCACGTAGGCGTGTACATCGGCAATGGCGAGGTCATTGAAGCGAGGGGGCATGAATACGGCGTTGTTAAGACAAAGCTCGCACTCAGACCCTGGAAGTGGTGGGGCAAATGCCCTTACCTTACATATCTGGACAAGGCTCCCACGATCACCATTGACAGCACAACCGCCACAAAGCCCGGTACGACTACCGCCATCGGCGTTGCTTCCAAAACAGTAAAAAAGGGCTGCTGGAATGTCAGGAAGCTGCCCTCTGCCGATGCCGCTGTGATAGCCCAGGTCAATGGCGGACAGGTGCTTAGTGTCGCCACGGGCTGGTCGTATGTGCCTGCTCTTGGCGGCTGGATATCGGACAAAGGACTGGAATAAGAAAGGAGATCATCATGGATAATATTAAAAGATGGTTTATAGCCATTGGCGCAGCGCTGTCAAGCTGGCTCGGACTGCTTTATGTGCCAATGATCGTGCTGATACTGTGCAACATCATTGACTATGGCACGGGGCTGTGTGCCGCAAAGTATCGTCAGGAGACTGTATGCTCGTACAAATCAATTCGTGGTATCGCTAAGAAAATATGTATGTGGCTGTTGGTTGCGGTAGGCGCTATACTGGACTGGCTGTTATCTTTTGCCGCTGCGAATATAGGGGTAACGATACCGTTTCATTTTCTTGTTGCATCGGTGGCGGCTGTTTGGCTCATCGCCAACGAGATCATTTCCATTCTGGAGAACGTCAAGGACATCGGTGCACCTCTGCCGCCTTTCCTTTTGAAACTGGCAAAAAACATTAAATCCAAAACGGAAGAGGCTGCTGATATGCAGATAGATAAGGAGGGCAAGTGATGGCTGATATCAAAGTCATTGAAAAGATCGTATCGCCCGCTGCGTGCTGGTTTACTGTATCATGCCCCAGCGACGATGACGCAGATGCCGTTATCAAGGTAGTGCTTGACAGACCATATCCTTACATATGGGTAAACTCCGAGGCTGATGACGCATTTTTCGGACTGGCTCTTTCGCTTGAAGACGTGGAGCGTGCGGCGATCATCGACCCCGAAACGGATACAGTGCTTGGCTATGACCTTAGCGCTGACGGCATACTGTCAGGCTCGGGGTATAACGCCAGATGTATTTCTACGGGAGCACGCAAAGAATTTTATGTTGTCCCGGGATATCCGTGCAAATCCAATCGCCTCAGATATACGGGCCTGGCTGTATCCGCCCAGTACACGCCCGTGTGCCCGTTTATGCGGTCTAAGTCGGCTTGGTGATACCATATATAGTTATAGTGAAAAGCAAAAGTCCCTCGCATTTGTGCGGGGGACTTTTTGTGTTTTATTCTATTATTGCAACCTTTTTGCAACCCTTTTTAAGAAATTTGCATTAAAACAGCGTAAAAAAAGCAAATTTTATATCCGCTGTACATAAACAAAAAATTCCTGTAAACCGCATAATCAAGCGATTTACAGGAATTTATTCCTGGTCGAGGTGACGGGACTCGAACCCACGGCCTCTTCGTCCCGAACGAAGCGCTCTACCAAACTGAGCCACACCTCGGCAATATGAATATTATATCATATCGGGCAGTGTTTGTAAAGCCTTTTTTGAAAAAAATTGCAGAGGTGTGCTTTGCTTATGAAAGCTCATGCGGAATGCTATGACACCTCTGTCGTTACATTTACCGCAAAGGTGATGTTTTCCTCGGAGGTGTGGCTTTGGGGGAGGATAACGGAAAGAAAGCCCTCGCTTAGCCCACGCCTGCATATTTCTTCCGAGGAAAGAGAGATTATCCGCTCCGCTTCATGGGCGTATTCTTCGGCATTGGCAGAGCTGCCGGTTTCGTCTATACGGCATTTGAGGGACATATCTATGACGTATTCACCGCCGTTTTCCTTGCTTTGATAATAGACGGAGCCTTCGGCTTCTCCGAGGGTCATGCTGCCTCCCAGCACGCTCAGGCGTATGCCCTTTGCGCTGCGCATAAGGTCAAGGGCGGCGGTCTCGGATATATTCAGCTCCGATGTGCTGTTTGGCATGATTATTGCCGAGCCGCATATTTTATCGTCCCACATGGGTATTATGGCGATGGTATTGTTTTTGGCGGCGGCGGTGACGGTTTTAAGGTCGGCTCTTTCCGCCAGACCCTCGCTTTGGTAATGGCTGACGATGCCTGACAGTTCGTCGGCGCTTACGGCTGAAACGGCTTCCTTTGGGGTATGAGTGAAGAAAACGGGGCAGCCTGCGGATATGCGCTCGCCTGCCAGTGCTTTCAGTTTGCCGCTGTCACGAATTATGCTTTCATTTGCGTATATGGCGGTGCAGTGACCGAAAAAAAGTTGCCTGCCGCTGTTTCGCATTATCATGTCCGCTGCCTCGCTTATGCTCCTGCCGCTGCCGCTCAGCGCTTTGTATTGTGGGTCTGAATCCTCGCTGTCGGTGCTGTTATATACCTGAACGGTCAGCTCGTAAAGTCCGTCTGTTTCCGATATGCCCATGAGCTGAACGAACATTCTTTCGTTTACCTGAACTGCGCTGCATGAGGTCATGGTCAGCGCCATGAACAGTGCTGCGGCTGCGCAAAATAGCTTTTTCAC